TACTAGGTCAGCCCGGCCGTGGTGCACGGCTTCACGACAAGGGTGAAAACTGTGTGTTGTGAGGGGATTGCCGTGACTGACGGCCGTGGCAAAAAGATATCACGCACCCGTAGGAGCGTGCAATTAGCCGCGGTTAACAGCTGTAATATAGTAGGAAACCACAATCATAATTTACCCAACGCACTGAGGGCAGTGAAGGAGCGTATATTTACAGTAAAGGAGGGCGATAATCTCGTTCCGCCCCCGCTCCCCGCCCCGGGAAGTTTTGTTACGATGGGCAGGTTTATGTCCAAGGTGGCTGATGCAGTTGGCCCACGCTGGAAGATGACAACAGGACAATTTGTTGCCCAATGTCATCCTAGCAAGCGCAAGCTGTACCAGAGCGCCGCGGTCGCCCTGGCCCGAGAGGGCATAACTCATCGTGACGCCCGAGTGCGTTCGTTTGTTAAGAACGAGAAAGTAATGTTTAAGGAGGCAGGCCCCAAGTCTGACCCCGCCCCACGACTGATACAACCCAGATCCCCAAAGTACAATGTTGCGTTGGGGTGCTACACGCGGGCGGTCGAGCATGATATTTACCGTGCCATCGCCCAAGTGTGCGGTACTGTGGACGACACCCCAATCGTAATGAAAGGGGTGGACCCAGTGCAGTGTGGGAATGCTATCAGACAAAAGTGGGAGTCTTTCCACCATCCGGTGGCAATCGGCATTGATGCCAGCCGGTTCGACCAACACGTCAGCCAGGAGGCACTACGCTGTGAACACTCGTGCTACAATAAGATTTTTGGCACGGGTGAGCTCAGGTGGTTGCTCAACCAGCAGTTGACGACGAATGGGACGATATTCTGTGATGACAAGCGTGTCCTCTACACAAAGGAGGGAGGCAGGTGCTCCGGTGACATGAACACTGGACTAGGCAACTGTCTTCTGATGTGTGGACTAGTTGACTGCTTTGTCAATGGCAGGTTTCGGTACCACCTAGTCAACAATGGCGACGACTGCGTGATTATTATGGAACGCAGGTGTTTGAACAGGCTACAAGGCATTGAGAGCTTTTTCCTCGACCATGGTTTTACCATTAAAATGGAGGACGATGACAATATCAAGACGTACGGCGAGACCACAGTTGGATTCGTAGATATGTTCGAGAGGTTGACGTTCTGCCAAAGTCGACCCGTGAGGGTTGCCGACGGCTGGATCATGGTTCGCGGCCCAGATAACGCTTTCGCTAAGGACAGTTTCGCTTTGTGCGAGAAACAAGACTGGACGAAGTGGATAGCGGCAGTGGGCGTGGGGGGAGGGAGCTTGTACGGCGACATTCCAATATGCGCCGCTTTGTACGAGCTCTATCGGAAGTGGGGGGACCATAGCGGGCGAATCACACAGTCCTTGTTGTATCAGGACAGTGGATTTGCTCGGATGTGTAGGGGGGGCAGGTGCAAGGGGGGGACTGTTGTGCTAGACGTGACGCGGATTAGTTACGGTCGCGCGTTTGGCATACCCCCGAGCCACCAACTCCGAATTGAGCGATATCTGCGATCGCTCGATTTAGGTGGACCTTGGCGTGTGTTCTACGAGCCATATCATAGCACTGGTATACTCAAAGAGCACCAATACTGTAAAACGACTTAAAATTTTTTACTAAGTCGTGGCGTGGGAGTGGCTACTCACGTTTCTTATAATCTACGATCTGATGAAACCCACGCAGAGCCCAGGCCCGAAAGGGTGCTTCCGAGCTGGCAGGACGTTGCCTTGGGATGTGGAAATACAGGTGTGGTAGGATATACAGTAGGCCTGACACAGTCTAGGGCCCAGGGAATAGTAATAATTAAAATGCCTCAAAATGGAAACAAAAAGAAAAACAACAACGGAGGTGGCAACCAGGCTGTGCCTAAGTCTGGTCGTCGCCGCAATCGCGGACGCCGCCAGCGCGCTGGCCAGGGGCCTACGTCGGCGTTGTCGACCATCGTCAAACACGGTCTCAACGCCTTCCACCCCTGCCATGTCTCTCTCCCTACCCCGTCGGGAAAATACACCGTAATCCGCACTAACCGGACCTTTACAACGACAGATTACCTGAACTTGATCGGCCCGATGAATGCGACCGACGGGTGGGCCAACTATCTGAACGTAGCCAAAGGCGCTGCCAATACGGCTTTGAACAGTGGTTGGTACTTCAGGGTCGGTCCATCACCCACTGGAACAGCTGGTATCGGTTTTGGCGAAGTGGTGCCTGCAGCCTGCTCAGTACAGGTTGTGTGCCCTGCTAGCCTTACCGGTGCCTCCGGCGTGGTCTATATGGGTCGTTGCCAGACCGGGCTATCTCAGCCCGAGGCCAACGACACACGGACCGCCCAGGATTTCGCTGATGCTCTGATTTCGTACAGCAACCCCAAACTTTTGTCTGGGGCACGGCTCGCCATGTCGCCTCAACAGGTGAACCTGGTGCCGTCCAATGTTGCTGAGCTTTCTGATTTCAGGGAGCTCCACATTGGTGCTGACACGAGCGGAAGCGGGTCCTGGGACGCCGGCAACGATTTCATCGGATTCAAGCCGATGTTTATCATCAACCCTTCTGGGGTTGAGCTGGAGGTACGGGTATGCATCGAATGGCGTGTGCGGCTGTCGCCCTTCAATCCCATGCACAACTCGCAGGTCCTGCACCCGCCGACGTCACCCAGCGTCTGGCACGGCATTATCAGCGCTGCTGAATCTGTCGGCCACGGCGTGGAAGACGTCGGTATTGCAGGTGCCGCGGGCTACATGATGTCTGGAATTGGAAAAGGCTTCTTCAACGCCGCCAAGAACTACATCGGAGGTGCCGCGCGAGCGGCACTTCCAGCCATAGAGGGTGCTGCTGAAGCAGCGCCGCTGTTGCTCCTCTGATCCGTTATCACAAAAACATGAAAAAGATACAAAAATTTAACAAAAACAACGAAAAACACCAAAAACCGCAAAAACGCATGGTTAGCTACACAACCTCTGGGGGTTATACCGGAGGATGCTAGCAGAGCGCACCGCGCAAATTAG